AAGGATAAATCTTCAGATCACCATCAGAAATAGATTTTGCAGAGTCTAAAAGTTTCTGATGTCCAATAGTTGGGGGGTTAAATCTACCAAATACCAGAGTGATTGTCTCTCCAGTCTTACTACTACCCTCTTCTTCTTCCTCTTCACCCTCATCTTCAGGATCAACAGATGATGCCTGTGATGCTCTGGCTTCTGTGTCTTTTCTTACTTCTTTATCTTCTGTATCTCTTTCATCTCTAGTTGCCTGCTTACCATCGACGAATACAAGTTCTCCACCTTGTGTTCTAGCCTTTATATTTCCACCACGGTCTACCCAGTTACCCTTACCATCAGAGGTAAGACCCAACTTTCTAGCTTTTTCTGATGCTCTTGTCTTTCTTGCTTCTGATAAAAAGTTAAAAAAGTCTCTCATCTGACAATATTATCCATAGAAATATTTAGGAAACAAAATGTTCCCTCAGTTTTCCCATAGCTTTCTTCTCAATCAGATGAATCATAGCGTAACTTACACCAAAGATCTTACCACATTCACGTTGTGACTTGGAGTAAAAACCGTCCAGACCATAACGATGACACATCACAGAATACTCACGTTCAGTGAGAACTTCTTTCATTTGATCCTTGACAACCTCCAGTTCACAGTCTAGTTCTGTGTAATAATCATCAGAAACTACGTCTTCTAGAGTAGAACCCTCACCAATAACTTTGTTCATAGACATCACAAAGGGTAAAGAACCCTTCAGTTTCGTGTGTTCTTCGGGATTTGTCTTCTCTAACTTACGAAGTTTCTCCTTGATATGAGAAGGAATACGAACTTTACCATAGTGATTGGTGTGAAACTTACTCACATAACAATAAATCCAGTAATAAGAATAGGTAGAGAACCTACAACCTTCTTTTGGATCAAACTTACGAATGGCTTTCATCAGACCGATGACACCCTCTTGGAACATATCCTCAAAGGAATATTGTTCGTTCTTGTAGTACATTTTCTTGGTAAGTTTGGAAACTAGACCAAGATTACTTGTAACCATTCGTTCTAAAGACTTTTCACAACCACTCTGAGCAGACTTGCACAACTCAATTTCCTCAACATGGGAGAGTCTCTGAGTAACCTTCATCAAATACCTGAATACGACACGACAATTTTAACCGATTCACACCCTTCTGTCAAGTCAGATGGGATCTCTTAATGATCTTTTCAATCTATCAATCATATTTTTCCCGTTCATTCTACTATACCACTCCACATCTTCACGGAATACTCGGCCAGCTTTACGATCGTCTAAGATGTCTTGATCAATCAGTCCCAGTTCAATCAGTGTTCTATTCACTGCCTTTGGTGTTCTCTCTGTATTTCCTGCCTTGATAGCTTGTGCCCAACCATCCATATATGCCTGTCTATCTGCTGGTTTTGCACCTGCCATAGACTGCAAGAACCCACGATACACATTTTCTTGGAGTGCAACAGTTCTTCTACCTGATGGATCTTGAATACCACGAGCCAAACCAGTGGCTTTCAGGAGTGTTTTACCCATCTTAGACTTCATTCCATTGGCTTTCTTCTTATCTTTTTCATCAGTGGCCACTTTGCGGAACTCTTCCCTAAGATCATTGTACCTGGTATCATCACCACCAAAGTGTTCAATCAGAAGTTCTTTGGTTACCTGATCACCAAGTCCTTTACCACCTTCACCCAGAAGTGTTTTGGAAAGTTCCTCCCCAACACTCATAATTTCATTCTGTTTGTCAAATAACTTCTCAATACCACCGAACTGATCTTCAGTTTTATCCTTATTTGGATCAACTCTCTGTTCAAAGAAGTCCTTCATTGACAAATCAACCTTTGTTTGGTTGATATTAGAGTTGATAAGGGTCATGTTATCATCATTTTCTCTCTGTTCCCACTCTTCTTTACCTGGTTTTCCACCATCTTTGTTGTTGAAACCACGAACATGTTCCAAATCCATCGACTGAATGTCAAGTGGGAGACCAGTATAGGCATCACGACCACCCTGTTCCAGGTAGATTCTCCACATCAACTTGGCTCTATCATTGGTGCTGGCCATACCTCGTTTCACATTACCATCCTTATCTTTACCAAGATAATGCATGTCTTTATGTGCCTTATCATCAGACACATACTTGTCATTGGTGACTTGACCCTTACCTTTTAGTGATTTCTTGAAGTCTTCGGGGAGAAGATCAAAGGATGTATCAACAAAATCATCAGAAACTTCGATTGAACGGACAGAATCAACAAACTTTTTGATCTGTTCTGGTGATCCATCACCATATCCTTCAATCAATCTGTCACGATTGGCCATCAAATTCTGAACATCAGCGTATCCCAGGTTGTTCTTTCCAGCACCTGCGTTCACTCTACCTTCGAATGTCTTTGCATGTGCCATCGATGCCAAGAACGACTTCTTATCAGTTGCACTAGGAATATTCTTCAGACTTTCTTGGAACTTACCAAATTTCTTCTCCATCATCTTACGTTGACGATCATTCAACTCCTTCATGGTAGTCTCAAGTTCTTTTTGGAACTTGTCATACTCATATTCAAAGGCTTCATCATCATCAAGATCGTCTAATTCCTCATCTTTTTCAGCAATCTTATCATCTATTGTGGGGAAATCTTCTACCTTCTTCTGTTCTGGTTCACCTTCACCACGAATATCACCTAAAAGATCATCAAGTCCTGCTGGAACTTCCTCGTCTCCTTCTTCCTCAGGTGCTGGTTCTTCAGGTTGTTTCATCATGGCAACCTGAGTTGCTATTGCCTTATCGATGAACTTCTTTCTAGCAGCAGAAACCTCTCTACCACCAGTAGCTTCTTTTGCCTTTGCATCGGCAAACTCTTTATCAGTCAATCCATCAGGAATCTGAGGGAGTGCAGTAGGTTCTGCCTGTGGTTGTTGACCACCAGTGGCATCTTGTCTGAATTGATTCAGTGATTTTGGATCTTGTTGTTGACCAGCATCCTTATCGGCAGTTGGTTTGTCAACAATAGGCTCCAACTTGTCGCCAGTATTCTTGTATCTCTTCTGAGTTCTTGGGTCAAGATAAACACCACGAGCTTGGTGTTGATAACCAAGCTCTGCTGCTTTCTCAGCTCCTTTACTTTCTTGGAGAGACCTTACTTGTTTGAAGTATTGGAATACGTCTCTCGTCATGGATCAGTCTTCCCAGGAATCTACTTTAGCTTGGATGGCTTCCAGTTCTTCTTTGGAGAACTTACCAGACTGACCTCTGGTCTTTTCAGCTTCATCATGATCGAAGGACTTATCCTTCATAGGATCATAAGACTTTGACTTACCACCAGAGAACTTCTTAGTCATTCTGGATGCATACTCCTTAGGAGATTCACCAGCCATTCTAGCTTCTTTTACGTCTTTCTTCTCCTTAGCTGCTTTCTTCATGGGTTCTTTCTTGTCCCCATCTTTATCAAGATCAAGGAAGTCTGGTTTTCCACCACCTTCTGACTTACCTTCTTTCTCATCACCACCCTTACCTTTCTTGGCTTTTTGCTTTTCAAGATAGGCTTTGAATCCAGGATTCATTCCTTTCTCCATCAGGTCAGACATCATCTCAATCAAACCAAACTTGATCTGATGACGATCTTCGTGAATGAGGGAAGCGTGAAGTTTAGCGTTACCAACTTCATGAGATACTCTATTGTTCCACTTCTCAGTCAAGGGTTTGTTCTTACGATACAACAGGAACTCTTCTTCACAGTTTCTCTCAGCTTTATTAGTAACAGTATCAACCACTGTACCAAATGCTTCAGCAATCTGATCGATTTTACCTTCTCTCAGTTCGTTTGAATTTCCTTCTCTAACTTTCTCAAGAAGTGTGGAGATAACACCAGAAACACCATCAAGATCAAGTCCATACTGAAACAGACCTTCAACAATCTCTTCACAAACTTCAACCAGATCAGACTGAAGAACCTGAGACATATTCATCTCACTGATCAGATCTCTATTCTGTTGGAGTTCTTCTTTAATTTCTACATTATGTACCGCGGAATACGCACGATACAGGTTACTCATATCCGACATGGCACGTTAATGTAACTTATATACATTATTTATAACTTGGTAGATTCATCTTGATATGGAATCTCTTTTCCGGTGTAAAGATCCCAAGCTCTTTGAATTTCTGGCCAAAACCAGACATCCATATCAGTCAAACATTGTTTCCTGTTGAAGTCATTGCTATTACAAATGTTGAACAACATGATCAACATGGAAACAAGTCTAACTACATCATGAATCACTACAGTTTTCCACCAACATACGCATCACCAACAACCCAACTGACACTATCAAGTGTACCTTCCTGAAGGTGTTTGAGATGCCAACGAGTCATATCAACAACGATATCTCTGGAAGTACCAGTTATTCCAATATCGTATTGATAATCTTCTTTTGTTTTAGTGGACCAGAGACCGTATCGGGTCTCCCAACAATAGAAACAATCGTCTACTAATGACTCATTCTTCCTGAACTGTTTCATCTGTCTTTTTGTTAAAACCGAAGGGGCCATCGTTATCTTCCTCTTTTTTAAATTGTAAGGCAACTGCACCAAGGGATTCCATAACTTTCAGGATATCCTCTGTTCTAGCACCTTCACCAAGTTCTTTGGAAACGTACCAGTACTTAGACCAGAAATGTTCTCCGGCCTTTTCGTAATCTTCAAGTGTTAGTAACTTCATTTGTCAATGCCTCTTCAATTTGTTTGTCAAGTTCAACGATTACATTACGAAGGTTCTTCACCCGAGTAGGACAACAACTCTCATCATATGTATAAACTTTTGTATCGATAAAGAGTGAAGACCGTACTGCAATAGCAGTCATCACATCCATTTCAACATTAATCATAGGTCTCCTTCTTTACGATTTTCGGAATGGTGAACATCAAATGATCCACCAGGATAACGAGATTCCAGTTTTTCAACATTCATCTCAATGATCTCATCGATAGTAGTATCAAGTCCCATACAGGCTTGAGCAACATACCACATAATGTCACCGAGTTCCCTCTTCATGTGAAACAGATTTTCTTCTGTCACAGGTTTACCTTGGAAGACAATCTTCTTCACAATCTCAGTGAATTCACCAGCCTCGGCACACGCACCAACTGCAGCAGTAAGGAGTCTTTCAGAATGAAATCCTTGACCTTCGAGCTCTTGGATACGATATAAGAAAGCTTCATTGTCTTTACTAGGTTGAGATGTGACACCATTTACAAACTCAAGGTATCGTTCAGTGTTTACTGTCATTTTAAATCAAGGGGTTCTAGTTGAGATTCAGGAAGAATTTGTTGCATTGGTAGTTCCAGATCTGGAGCCAATGTAACGTGTGGGACATCCACTGTCTTTGGAGTTTCTCCAAGATAGAACTTAGTGAAGAAGAATCCAGGGTGCATCTCACATAAGTTTTCTGCATCCTTTTGCCATCCACACTGACAATACTTTTCACCATTCAGATCATAAATCTGAAACATATGTGGTGGATCAATAAATGTCAGTTCAGAACTTGAATCCATCGAAAGACTTCTTAGGCTTCTCTTCATAAGTATACTCC